CAGACGAAGTGCCTCCAGAGCCAGAGGAGGCGTGGGTGCAGGTGGGCGACCTGTTCCAGTTGGGGGAGCATAGGATACTGTGTGGGGACAGTACAAAGGCTGCGGATGTCTCAACACTTATGGGTGGACGCATGGCGAGTCTTATTCATGCCGACCCGCCTTATGGTATGAACAAGGGATTTGAGAATGATAATTTACACGCCCAGAACCTTGACCAGTTCCAGATGCAATGGTGGAACGCATTGCGCCCCCATGTGGAGGACAATGCGAGCGCATATATCTGGGGCAATTCTGAAGACTTATGGCGGTTATGGTATGGAGGGGGGCTGAAGGACTCGGAACGGTTAACGCTTAGAAATGAGATTGTCTGGGACAAGGGTGGGGGCGGGATGTCTGTGAAGACAGAGGCAGGCAGGATGTTCCAATCATCTGAGCGGTGTTTGTTTTTCATGCTGGGGGAACAGGGGTTCAACAACAATGCCGATAACTATTGGGAGGGATGGGAAGGCATCAGGTCGATGCTTATGGCTGATGTGGAGAAGATGGGGTGGACGGCTGACGACATACAGCGGATAACGGGCGTAGGGATGTTCGGGCATTGGTTCACGAAGTCGCAATGGGAGTTTATCCCTGAGCAGCATTACAAGGCACTCCAAGCAGCAGCGAACCATGACGCCTTCAAGCGTGAGTTCTATGCAACCCGTGCGTATTTTGACAATGCCCACGAAGCGATGACAGACGTTTGGATGTATGTGCCTATTGACGATATATGGAAATACCCCAGAGTATCTGGGATGGATAGGCACGGACACGCAACACCGAAGCCAGTGAGGATGCTTGGAAGAATAGCCAAATCGTCCTGTACTGTGGGGGGTCTTATTGTTGACCCGTTCTCAGGAACAGGAACCACGATAATGGCTTCAGAGCAATTTAATCGGTGCTGCTATGCGATGGAAATAGAACCGAAGTATGTCCAAGTCACGATTGAACGCTGGCAGAATTACACGGGGCAGAAGGCGGTGAAGCTATGACACAGGCAGGACATAGTGGAGCCGCCCTGTTATCGGCCCGTGATTGGTGGGATGATGCCGAGGGTTCCTGGGGGCTGTTACCGCATCAACAACCGCCCGACGGGGAGTGGGACGTTTGGCTCCTCCTGGGTGGTCGTGGTTCTGGCAAGACGATGGCGGGGACGCAGTACGTCCTGGCGCATCTCAGGGAGCAGGGGCGCAAGGCCAGGGTGGGTATCGGCGCACCTACAATCGCAGACGCACGGGATGTCTGTGCCGAGGGGGTCACTGGATTGATTAGTCTAGCCCCGCATGAGTTCAAGTACAACCGCTCCATCGGGGAGGCCCATCACAGGGATGGGGGCTATGTGAAGTTCCTCGGCTCAGAGGAACCAGCAAGGTGGAACGGGCCGCAATGGTCGCTCCTGTGGGCCGACGAGTTGGCCCTATGGAACGAGGCAAGCTGGCATCAGGCCCAGTTCGGCTTGCGCCTTGGAGAACATCCCAGGGCCGTTGCTACCACCACGCCGAAGAACAGGCAGTTCGTCCGCACCCTCTCAGAAATGGATAGCACAGTGACCGTCAGGGCCACGACCTATGACAACCCCACGCTGTCTGAATCGGTCACGGAGAGGCTGACCAAGCAGTACGGAGGGACGAGGATAGGGCGGCAGGAGATACTTGCCGAGTGGCTGGATGATGTCCCTGGTGCGCTCTGGCAATGGGAGATGATAAGGGTCAAGCCGCAGGATGAAGTACCAGAGATGGAGAGGATTGTGGTGGCGATAGACCCTGCTGTGACAAGCAAGGAGGACTCAGACGAGACGGGGATTGTGGTGGTGGGACGGGCCAAGGATGACGAGTATTATGTGCTGGCTGATTACAGTGGGAAGTACAGCCCCGATGCCTGGGCAGAGAAGGCCATCACGGTCTACGATATACACCACGCAGACAGGATAATCGCCGAGGTGAATAACGGAGGGGATATGGTCGGCTACACCCTGCGGACTATTCTCCCGTCAGTACCCTTCACCGCCGTCCATGCCAGCAGGGGGAAACGCATCAGGGCCGAGCCGATAGCTGCCCTGTATGAGCAGGGCAAGGTCTACCATGTCGGGGCATTACCCTATTTAGAGGAGCAGCTTGTATCTTGGACACCCGATGCCCCAGGGAGTCCCGATAGGCTGGATGCTCTGGTCTGGGGGCTGACTGAATTGAGCCAGAGGGGGAAGCCGAACATCAGGTGGATATACGAATGAGGACGCCGTGGAGATTTATAGCATTGCCGAAGACAGCATGGTTCGCCGCTGTGGTGGAGGGCATCGGACTCCTCCTGGTGGTTGCGGGTCTGTGGATTATGCACCCCATCGCAGCCATTATTGGCGCAGGGCTATTCTTCATTCTGATTGCCCAAGGTATGCAAAGAGGAGGTGACGCATGACGCTTATCAAACGGGGTCTCGATGCACTGCTCAAGCAAAATGTGCAACGTCCACCGATGGCACTGGCATCGGGGCTGAACCTGTCGGGGATTGGCGGGGGAGGTGGTGTGCCGAACCAACTCTCCCAGATGCAAGCCATGTCCCAGACCTCTTGGCTGTTTGCCGTGGTGGACAGGATAGCGGCATCAACCGCTGCCGTGTCGTGGAGCCTCTATAGAAGGATGCCGAATGACGAACAACAGGAAGTCTTGCGGCACCCGCTTATAGATTTGTGGGCCTCGGTCAACCCGTTCTACACACGGCACGAATTCATAGAGACGAGCGTCCAGCACTTTGAGTTGACGGGGGAAATCTGGTGGTTGATAGTCCGCAACGCTGGGGGAAGGCCCGTGGAACTGTGGCCCATACGCCCAGACAGGATTCGCCCGGTACCGCACATCTCGGAGTTCGTCGCAGGATACATCTACACCATAGGGTCGATGCAGATACCGCTCCAGAAGAACGATGTGATATTCATCCGAAGGCCCAGCCCACTCGACCCCTATCGTGGCATCGGCACGGTTCAATCCTTGCTCATGGACTTGGGTGCAGAGCAAGCCGCTGCCCAATGGACACGGAACTTCTTCTCCAACGGGGCCATGCCAGGGGGCATCCTACAGTTCGACGAGGGTCTGAGTGATGCGGACTTTGAGAGACTCGTCACCAGATGGGGTGAGCAGCACCAGGGAGTCGCCAATGCTCACAGGGTAGCAGTCTTGGAACGGGGCAAGTGGGTGGACAGGAAGTTCAGCCAACGGGATATGCAGATGGAGCAGCTACGCAAATTGAACAGGGACATCATCCTTGGGGCGTTTGGCATCCCTGCCTCTGTTATGGGTGTCACTGAATCAGTGAACAGGGCCAACGCCGAGGCGGGGGATGTGATGTTCGGGCGGTGGATATTGAAGCCCCTGCTGGAGCGCATCAAACAGGCGGTGAATGAACGCCTGGTACACGCTATCGACAGAACCCTAACACTGGACTATGCCGACCCCAGACCTGAGAACAGGGAGTTGCATCTCAACATCGCAGAGCGTGGATTCAAGGGGGGCTTCTTGACCCGTAATGAGAGCCGTGCCTTGCTGGGTTACGGGGAAGCCACCGACGGGGGCGACGAGTTCGCTGCCCCTGCCGCATCGCCAATGGGGTTCGCCCTGGAGGAAATGGTGCAGAAGGCGGCAAGTGATGTGCATCCCGATGAGGTCAATGAGGAGGAGGATTCCATGGAGGGTCGCTGGGCCAGGAGGTTCCGTAAAGAACGGAATGAGTTAATCACCTACTTAGAGGGGATAGGCTAATGGTAGCAACAGCAGATGAGCAAGTGGCAGAGATGATTCGCAAGAAGGGGTGGAAGGTATTGACCAAGGGGTGGCCCGATATCTTGGCATATAAACCCATAGACCATAACGGATATGGCACTGCGATACGAGGTGGACAGGTTATGGCTATTGAACTCAAGAGAGGGAATGACAAACTAAGGGCAGACCAAGAAGAGATGAAAAATGTTTTCACATATAACCTTGACGTGCCATTTTATGTAGCAAGAGATGAAGACATCGTGGCGTTGACTCGCAAAAGGGGACGAATCGTCGTGCCGTGGGAATCATTGCCATCGTTACAATCATCAACTGAGAAGCTATCTCGGCAAGCTATGGAGCTAACCAGGGAGTTAGCAAGGTTGCAAAGTGAGATTGATACGCTGACACATACCTTTGAGGAAATACCCCGACCTGAAAATCAAGCGAAGGTTATAAGAACGTCGATTGCAATGAACCCAATGTATCGGCAGCTGGGGGCGATAGAAAGTCTCTCAAGGGGAACAGGCTAATGGAAGTCGCAGACATTGATGGGTATGACTGGAACTGGTCTGCCAAGTATCTGGACGAGTTTGTTGAGGAATTAACCAACGCCTATGCAGCCTCGTTTGTCGCCGAGTTCCCTGCTGGGCCGATTGGTATAGTGCAGCGAGAAGCTGCGGAGTATGCCAGGACAAGGGGAGCGATTGAGATTGTAAACATCACTGCTACGACCAGGGAGAGGATTAGGGAAATAGTCGGACAGGCTCTTACGGATGGAGAGCGCATGGCAGTTATCTCCGAAAAGATAAATAGTGATCATATTTTTTCCGAGGGTAGAGCCATGCGGATTGCCCGTACCGAAACGGCAACAGCCTTGGGACAGGGGACGAAGGGAGCAGCAAAAGCACAGGGCAGGGACGAGAAGCGATGGGTCACACAGGGGGATGGGGACGTTTCTGATGACTGCTTGCTCAATGAGGGGGAAGGGTGGATTCCGATAGGTGACAACTTCCCCAGCGGTATTGAGACTATACCCCAGCACCAGAACTGTCGGTGCAATGTGCGGTATAGGACGAGCGCACTGGGTGCCGATGTGGAGATACCATTTGCGGGCACCCGTCCAGAAGATAGGACATACACCCCGACTATCCTGCGGGACTTCCGTTGCTCTGGATGCAACAGGCTCCTGGGTAGGGATGTACACCCAGGAACCCGTATACACTGTCGGCATTGTAAGGAGGAAAGGGTGGCAACAGGAGGTGCCTAGATGGTTGATATAAGGGCATGGGTAGCCAAGCCCAAAGGTAAGATTAGGGTATACGATGGCGACACGTTTTACTCCGATACGCTTGATGTGGGTTGGGGTGCTAGTCTAAACAAACCCAAGTTTCGCATCATGGGAATAGACACCCCAGAAAAGGGCTGGAGGGCTAAGACGGACAGAGAACGTGAATTATCATTGCAGGCTAAGAAGTTTCTTGAGCATCTTATCTTCAGTGCGGTAGAAGTGTTGGTATATAGCAATGATGGTCGGGGTAAATACGGTAGGTGGCTTGTGAACGTAGTATGTGATGGCGTGGATGTAGGCACAGCCTTAATGGAGGCAGGGTTGGCTCGGCCTTATGACGGCGGTACTAAAGACATAACGCCGTGGTAGATATGGTTCTTGACAGACCATTAAAGGTCTGTTATCGTACCCCAAGCTGAATAGACCCAGAGGCCCAACGAGGCCCATTTGAGCGGCACGACTGCCTACTCTGATGGGCCTTTTGCATTTATATAAAATGCCATACCCGACAGAACATAGTTGCCGACTGGAGTCGCCCGAAGGGTATGACAGGATGCGCCGCCAGAATAACTGGCGGGAGCATGAAGGAAAAAGAATAGATGCCATCTGGGGAATCAAGGATGACAAGGCAGAACTCCAGGCCATGCGCTACCCGAAAGACCAGTGGCAGACATCTGATGCGAGACGGCATTGAACAGACCATGCAGGGCGGCAGTTCGAGCCAGCCTCAGCCCCAGAGATAAGGAGCAGGATGACCCATATCACCAAATTCGTGCGTCCCACCGCACTCAGATTGCTGGATGAGGAAGCGGGAATTATCAGTGCTGTTGTATCCACTGAGGATGTAGATAGGGACGGGGACATTATAAGACAAGATGGTTGGAACCTCGCTCACTTCTCCGCTCATCCGATTCTGTTAAGCAGCCACAACTACCGTGGACTCACCAACCAGATTGGGGAGTGGACACGGATGACGGTAGAGGATAACCAGCTGGTCGGTCACGCTAAATACTACATCGGAGAGGGCAACGAGGAGGCCGATTGGGGATTTAAACTCGCCACGAAGGGCCGAGCAGCATTTAGCGTAGGGTTCGTTCCCGATATGGCGCAGGCCAAACAAATCGAAGCCAATGGCAGTCTGTCCTATGAGTACCAGGGGCAGGAGCTATTGGAGGTGTCCCAGGTCACAGTCCCCAGCAACCCCCAGGCACTCCAGGCGATGAAGGGGATGACCCTCCATCCCGATGTGGAGATGCTTGTTGAGGAGATGTTGGGAGACATGGCGGTAGAGTATAAGACGCCGCCAGTACGGGAATATACAGCATCCCCCAGGCAAGCACCTGTTGATACAGATGCTCTTGCCGTGAAGATTGTTGACCTGATGAGGGAAGATTTGAAGAAGCTAGTTCCTAGTCGAAGGCAAGAGCAAGAGACAAAGAGGATAGCTGACCAGTATGCCAGAACAGTTTTGCTACCTGACGCTGCAAGCATTGTCAGGGACGCTATCAGACAGGTGATGCCACATTACAGGGAGGAAAGATAGACATGGCAGACAATATACAGACCCAGGCAGACCTTGAAGAACTGCTCAATAGCCCAGAGCGGTTCAGCGATTTTGTGACCAACCGCTCCAAGGAAGTAATCGGCGAAGCGGTCAAGGAGCAAATGGAGACGGCGTTGAAGGAAGGCGCAGTGCGCCGGCCCCCGATGTCCGAAGAAGCCATTGCAGAGGGCGCAACCATGCAGGGCAAAGAGTTTGGGGGTGGGTGGCAAGGCAAGGACGAGGCCAAGATTGACCTCCACCGTGAAGCGAAGGGCATGAACGGGCAGTATAAATCCTTTGGCGAGTTCCTCACCACGATGGCTCCAGGGACTATCAGCCGTAGCGGGTTTGATGCTCGGCTCAAGGTACTTGGCGAAGGGCAGGGTGACCAGGGCGGGTTCTTGGTTCCAGAGCAGTTCACCACGCAACTCCTGGCCCTGGCCCTAGAGGACTCTGTGGTGCGCTCCAGGGCGTTCCGCTTGCCCATGACATCGCTAACCCTTGCTCTGCCGACTATCGTGGATACGACCCACGCCACAAATGTGCATGGCGGTGTCCGAGGGTACTGGACTCCTGAGAGCGGGAGTTACACCAGCAGCGAACCCAGCTTTGGCAGGGTGCAGCTAACGGCGAAGAAGCTAACAGGCTACACCAGTGCAGCCAACGAACTCCTGGCCGATGCAGCCATCTCGCTGGAGGCTCTGCTTCTCAGGTTGTTCCCAGCTGCCTTGGCTTTCTTTGAGGACGACGCCTTTATAAATGGTGTGGGCGCAGGAATGCCGCTCGGCATCATCAATGCCGATGCCCTGGTGAGCGTCGCTAAGGAGACGGGGCAAGCAGCCACCACAATCGTATCGGAGAACATCGACAAGATGTACTCTAGGATGCTCCCCTCTAGTCGTGGCAGAGCAGTCTGGCTCGCACACCCCGATACCCTGCCCCAGATAGTTAGTATGTCCCGCAGCGTAGGCACTGGTGGGTCTGCCGTGATGATGAACAATATGGCAGGGGCCGCACCAGCTTCCATCTATGGAAGACCCCTAATTCTAAGCGAGAAATGTCAGACCCTTGGGACGGCTGGCGACCTATTCTTCGTTGACTTTGGCTACTACGTCATCGGGGATAGGCAGTCACTAAGCATGGCTGCAAGCCCGCACGTTAGGTTCCAGAACGACGAGACCGTATGGAGATTCACCCAGCGAGTGGATGGTCGCCCCTGGCTGGAATCAGCCCTGACTCCCAGGAATGGAAGCAACACCCTATCCCCATTCGTAAATCTGGCAACTAGATCATAAGGAGAATAGATGATAAACGTAATTGAGGCTCCAGGAGGGGCTGGGCTAAGAGGGGTCTGCCCCCATTGTGGGAAGAGTGACTACGACGAGCGGGAATATCCGTCTAACTGTAAGCGGTGCGCCGCACCAATGGATAACAAGGCGGCGAAAGAGTGGGCCGAGAAGCCCAAGTCCTAGTGGTGCAGGTGGCAAAACTTAACCACCTGACACGAGCAATAGGGAGGTTGAAATGTCTCAGAGATTAAGTGAACACGCAACAGTAACTGTTATTGAAACGGCTGATATTGGTGGGACGAATGTCACCAGCGGATGGCTGTCTATGCAGAACTATGCCAGAGCTATGGGCATAGTGGTTATCGGAGCCACCTGGAACGCCTCAGATGTCATCGACGATTGCCGTTTTCAACAGGCAACCGACTCATCGGGAACCAGCGCAAAAGACCTGACCACAGACGCTTCGGGCGGAAACTATGATACCGACAGCCCTATAAATTCGGCATCTGAATTCGTGGTATTGGAAGTCCGTGGGGAAGACTTAGATGCGGATAACGGGTTTGACCATATCCGCTTGTACGTTGCCGAGACTGGGAACAATGGCACAGACAATGTGACGATTGCTGCCATCAGATATGGCTACGCCTACCCCAAGAAGGAACTCCAGGGCGCAGCTTCCTCAGCCGCCAAGGTCTATGTGGACATCAACACCTAGAATGTCCAGGGTAATTTCTGGCAACAAGAACAACATCCCTGGCGACCTTGAGCCGTTGGAATGGGCCAACGAGGTCTGGGCCGTGATGGATGAACAGGGTTTGAGCCAGAACGATGCTAAGGTTCTCGTGGCTGGTCGATATGCTACCAAAGCAGAGGACCAGCCACGGGCCGATAAGATGGTCAAGGAATCTCGCAACAAGGGAGTGATGAGCAATGGCTGATACAAACACGAACCGTCAGAGACTAACTGAGGTAGGGCAGTTAGGGTTTCGGGTAGACAAAGCGACGGCCTCTCTGCCTCAAGCTACTGATGCGGCACTGTTTACGATAACAGGTGGCCGCATATACATGACCGCTATCATCGGTGAGGTTACGACTGTCATGCAGACTCAGGCCAATAACACCAAGCTGGTGTTTAACCCCACTGAGACAGGCGCAGACCAGGATATGTGTGCCGTGCTGAATACCACGGGAGATGCTGTTGGCACCCTCTACACGGTAAGCGGAACCGTAGGGGATGCGCTGAGGGATGACCTCTGGATTGGCATCTCTATGACGTACCCGATGATCTTGTCAGAGGGGGACATAGAGCTAAACTGTGCCGCCTCCAACACGGGGTCTGTCAGCTGGACGATGTTCTACTATCCCATCGACACGGGCGCAACCGTAGCATCGGCGTAGAGGAGATAAGTGACACCTGAAACAGATCAAGAACAGGCAGAAGAAGCCCCAGCCGTAGAGGAAGAAGCTGCGGTGGAGGAAGACGCTACCGCAGAAGAAGCCGAACCCTCTGAAGATGAGGCGAAGGGGGATTAGTCGATGGCAGGTAGCGTAACGATTACCTACTCCTCCCATGCCACTATTAGATACGTCCAGTGGTCATGGACAAGCGATGCGTCTGGGGATGTAAGCGGCACGGACACGGTGGTGGTCAGCGGTGTGGCCCTCCGATGGGCTACCAATCCAGGCAGCACGGCTCCAACCGATGACTATGACATTGTGGTCAACGACGAGGACAGCATAGACATTGCTAATGGTGGTCTAGGTAATAGAGACACCAGCACCAGCGAACACTTTATCCCAGGGGGCGATGCCGACCCTGGAGCAGCCTTTGTAGGGAAACTCAGCTTGGTGGTATCCAACGCTGGCAACGCCAAGGAAGGCGTTCTGCGTATGTATTATAGATAGGGGTGCAGTATGGCAACAGGCTCACGCACTGAGGGGCTTAGGGGTATAGGCAGCAACGGGTTCATCCGCACGGTGGCGAACCTAACTGTCACGGGCGACCTTGTAGTCCTTGGGGAGAACAGAGCATTGGCTGGCACGGGTTCCTTCTTCTGGGAAGATGCCGATGCCAACGCTGAATACTGGGCTTTTGAACTACCCTCTGGAACCAGTCAACACGTCCCCGTCCTGGGGGTCGGAGTTGGTCTGGATGGTGTAGACCTGGGCCTATTTGACGGCATCACTCAGCCCACCATGGTGGTACTGGATGCCGACAGGGATTCCTTCATCGCAGTAGACTTTTCTGGCGATGATGCCGCACGGCTACGCTCCAACGCAGCCATGGCTATCACATCCAGTTCCACTTTGACTCTCACTCCTACAACCGATGTCCATATCTCAAACGGTACGGGTCTGGTCATCGGGCATACTGCCCAGGTCACCGCAAACACCCTCGCCGAGCTACAACTCCTTGGGACTGTTGCGGTTGACTCCAGTGCAATGATTGGATTGTTTAGTTCCAGTTTGCACACCACCCCCGCCGAGTTGCAGTTTGTGAAGAGCCGTAGTGCGACCATTGGGGGGTTTACGATTGTCGATGACGACGATGTGATTGGTAGGCTGACCTTCCTCCCTGCCGACGGCGTAGACCTAGCCACAATCTCAGCAACCTTCCATGCCGAGGTGGAGGACGGGTCTCCCGCAGCGGGGGACATAGGCACGGCCTTTGTGTTCTCTACGATGGCTGGCGGGGGTGTAGCCCTCACCGAAAAGATGAGGCTAGAGGCCGACGGAGGACTGAAGTTTAACCAAGCCTCGACGATTAGCACTGGGACGGGCGACCTAAAGCTTAGCTCGTACAGCAACAGCTACGTATTCGGTGGCCCTGGTGGAGATAAATTCCTAGACACCGACGCCAACACGTTTATCATTCGAGCCAGGGGGGGGCAAAATATTTATTTCAGGCTTGGAGATAATGGCGGTTCCACGGGGCTGATTATTGAGGACGACAACGCTGCCGATGTTCTGAAGATCACATCTGACGGAGATATCACGGTCAATCAAGAGTCGACCTGGAGCACCACATCTGGAAATATCGTTCTCCAACCCACTGGGACGCTGGTGCTTAATTCTGTTAATGCGGGTGTCACTGCCGATACTGGCTCCTCACAGGACGACGGGGCTATCACTGAACTGATTACTCAGGTATCAGTCTGCGCTACTGCTGGGGATGCGGTTACCTTGCCCTCCGCTACTGCTGGAATGGTCATCATAGTGTTGAACGATGGTGCGGAGTCCTGTGATGTGTTCCCCGCATCTGGAGATAACATCGACGAGGCTGGGGCCAATGTCGCCCACGCCCTGGCTGTCAACAAGAACGCAATGTTCATCGCTCACGATGCAACGCATTGGTCTGTAATCCTCACAGCCTAGCTTAAGGAGTACCTAGATATGGCCATCGAAAAATCGAACGCACTGGTAAAGTCCCTATCGGTGAACGCTGATGGGAGCGTGACCGCTAAGGTCAATTTTAAGTTAGCAGATGGAGATACCGATATTACGAGAGTGGTTGTGGATGTGGCTGTAAGCAATGCATCAAGTGCAGAGCTTGCATCAGTCGCCTCGCTGGTCTCTAAAGCAGCCGTCCTGGCGGTGGCATAATGCCTGAAACCTTACAGGACATATCTATACCAGCCACGGCCCAACAGTCTCTCCGCTCCATGCTGTCACAGATACGTCAAATGGAAATGCAAGTGAATGCGTATGTACGGGGGCTACGGGATGCACAGGGATTAGAGGGCGATGATTGGGCACTCAACCTGGAGAGCATGACCTTTGAGAAGCAGCCCAAGCAGGAGCAGGTTAATGGCGTGGGAGCAGCTACAGGCAATCCTTAAGGAAAACAAGGACACCAACAGGATTGAGGGGCGAGACCCACAGACGGCCTGTCCTATTGATGGGGCAATCCTGGTAATTCATCCAGACGGGCGTAGGAATTGCCCCCTAGGAAACTACTCGACATGGGCAGGTGGCCCCCGATAACTGAATAGCAGCCCAGCCTATCTGTCCTAGAAAGCAAGGAGAGCGATGGCTAACTGGTACGTTTCAAGGGAGCGATTCAAGGTCGCTGCCAATATAAGCGGTGCGCAATTTAATCCTGTTATCGACAGGGTAATTGAAGCTGCAAGCAGGGATGTAGACCGCTGGACTCGTAGGCATTTCCTCCCCAAGACCCAGACCAGATTATACCGTTGGCCCCAGCCCCGTCCTGGCCTAGCGACAGTGCTATGGTTAGACCAAGACCTCCTCTCGGTCTCTACGCTCCAGACCCAGGCCCAGAATACCAGCCCAACCACTGTCTCCTCGTCTGACTATTTTCTGGAGCCAACCAACCCAGAACCCGATGGGAATACTCGCTACAACCGCATAGAGATAGACCTATCCAGCACCGCAGCCTTTGAGTCAGGTGATACTCCCCAGCGGTCTATAAGCGTCCTTGGCTCCTGGGGATGGGGGAATACCACCGCATCCGCAGGAACCGTGGATGACTCAGGCGGTATCAGTTCCAGCGACACCACGCTAGTCATAGCTGATGCCAGCACGATTGATGTGGGCGATACCCTCCTCATTGATTCGGAGCAGATATTCGTTGCGGACAGGACGTTTGCTGCCAAGGGTAGCATCCTCCTCAACATGGGAAGTAATTTAGCTGCGACCAATGCCACGGTTACCGTGACCCTGGATGGGAGCCACGGGATCGTTGCTGGAGAGGTTATTCGCCTCGACTCGGAGCAGATGTATGTCGTGTCCGTTTCGACCAATGACCTCACTGTCATTCGGGCCTGGGACGGCTCAGTCCTAGCCTCGCATAATGATGACGTAGCTTGCCACGTTAACCGCACCCTGACCATTGAGAGAGGGCTTAACGGCACTACAGCCGCAAGTCACAGCGATTCCACAGCTATCACCCGATACCTCCCAGACGCAGATGTGGCGAGGTGGTGTCTGGCAGAGGCGATGGCGGTCTACCATCAGCAGCACTCAGGCTGGGGACGTTCTGTTGGTACTGGAGAAGGGGCTACGGAACTGGAAGGGCGTGACCTGAGTCAACTAAGGCAGAGCATGGTTGGATACTATCGTAGAGCTAGACAGGCGGTGGTCTAATGGCTGTTGGCATAACGGTAGAGGCTACAGGCCCACTGTTCAAGGAGGGTGGGAGGATTGTGGGGAAGGTGACTGAGGGGTTTGTCCAGAGGATGGTAGAGGTCGGAGAGCAACGCCTGGACATTGTACTCAGGCCCAGGAACACAAAGCCAGGAGTGTATCGAACCGTCCAGCAAGGCGGCAAAAGCACGGGCCATTATCGGCGCAATGTTAGCGGTACAGTTCAAGGGGTACGGGGGCGCATTGATGACGGAGGGGTCATCTATGGCCGCCGCCTTTCGCAAAACGAAGCAATGGCTGGATGAACAAGTGGATAAAGAGTCCAGGGACTACATGAAGAACTATGTCCGCAATTTGGGCGGGAAGTAAATGGCGTTTGAAATAGGTTCCACCCTCCACGCTGTTGAATCCTATGTGCAGGCATCGGGGTTATTCCAGAGCGTCCAGGTAGGGGAGCCGAAATCTCCACCAGGACAGGGATACCATGCGGCGATATTTATGCGCTCGGTGGCGATTAACCTTGTCTATGCAGGGGGCGATACCAGAGAGAACCATCTCGTCACATTACGCATCTATAGGGATATGCTGGCAGAGCAGACAGACCCACAGCAAAGCCTGGAGAATGAGATGGCTGTGGTAGTGTCCAAGCTGATGAGCGACCTCCTGGGAGATACCGACCTAGAATCTACTATCATGACCATAGACGTTGCAGGGATGGACGGGACGAGCCTACGGGCCGAGTACGGCTATCTGGACGTTGGAGGGACGATGTACCGCATGGCTGATATAACCCTACCTCTCATAGTTAATGGCAGCGCAACCGTTGTCGGGACAGGAGTTTAATCATGGCAAAGCAAACAGGGCTGACAGACAAATTCTACATCGGGGGGCGTGACCTCAGTGGGGATGTCTCTGCCGTGGATACCATCGCCACTCGCAAGGCCGTGCTGGACGCTCCCGTCCTAGAGAGTGCTGGAATGGTACGTCTTGCAGGGCATGGGGATGGGGAGATTTCGTTCTCCTCTTGGTTTGACGATGGCACGAACCTGGGACACGATGCCCTATCACCCCTCCCCACGACAGACGTTGTTGTGACGTACACCAGGGGCACGGCTGCGGACTCGCCAGCCGCAGGGCTGGTCGCCAAACAGGTTAACTATGACGGCACCAAGAGCCAGGACAAGGCTCTGGCCCTAACCACGCAATGCCTGGGGCAAGGGAACGGCCTGGAGTGGGGTGTTTTGTTTGCTGCGGAGGCGACGCAGGGGAGCGCAGGGTCTACATCGAGCAAGGATGACGGGGCCAGTACCGCCTCTGGCTTGGCAGCATATTTGCACATTATAGATATAAATACGGGAACGCCCACCTTCAAAATAGAGGATAGCCCAAATGATTCTAGCTGGTCAGACCTTGTTACGTTCTCGGCTGTGGCAAACGGGGCAGAGCCAGCAGCCGAGAGGGTGACGGTCAGCGGAACTGTTAATCGCTATCTGAGAGTGACAAGCACGGGGACTTTCAACAACGCCAAATTTATCGTGGTATACCGCAGGGGCGAGACGGTAGATGATACAGCGTATTAGCCAATATCAGGTCACATGGCCCAAGGAGTCCCACTGGCGGAGGGCAACCTGTGCAGAGGTAGACTGTCCTCGGTATCTGCTGGGATGGACTACAACGGTTGAGGCTGACAGTCCTCAATATGATTTTGTCAGGGCCGACAAGGAACGGCAGTACAGAGCCGAGGTCATTGGACAGGGACTAATCACCGTGCATTATCCACCAGGGCAACGGTGCTTCGGGTCTAATCATTGGGCCAAAATAGACCCAGAGCGTGGCCCGTGGTTGACCAAGGACTTGCCAGGGCTAGAGGCAGGGAGGGTAGAGCATAACGCAATGGAACCCGCACGATGGATGGACGAATTTAATGAAGCTGCAGCAGGAAGGAAAATAAGGAGGTAAGAAATGGCAAAGGAAGCACCAACGATAGCAGTCTCGATTGATGATAGCGCAACCAGCCTACGTGCTATCAGCAATGATGTCACGGGGTTAAGCTGGTCGATCCCAAGAAATGTCCAAGACGTCACAGGCGTAGACAAGGCAGCAATCGAGCGATTGTTGCTACTCGCAGATTTGTCGGCAACCTATGACGGCGTTTTCAATGACGCTACAAACATGAGCCACGATGTCTTCAAGACAGTCGGTAGCGCAAGCGTAATCAGGACGGTGACGCTGGTGATGTCGGGCAGGACGCTAACCAGCGAGCAATTCCTAACCGACTATGCAGTCACCAGGGCATCCACTGGCGAACTCACCTGGAGCGTCCCAGGTGTACTAGGAGATGGCACAGCACCCGCTTGGTCATAGTATAAGGAGGAATCATGGTAGCCACGCAGAAAGCAGCGACGGGTTACAGGGTTCCGAAGCGCACGGCCCGTCTGATATTCGAGGACACAGCCTATGGGGGGGCCGAAGTGGTTGTGCGCCTGGATGTACCCGTTGCCCTATTCATGCAGATACAAGACCTAATTGCTGATGATAAGCAATTCCAGGTCTTCCAGGTGTTCGGCGAGTCGGTACTGGAGGAGTGGAACCTGGAGGATGATGACGGCATCAGTATCCCAGCAACGGGCCAGGGGATGATATCAATAGCGATAGACCTCGCCAATGTTATCCTTCAGCAATGGATAGATGCTGCGATAAAGCCGCCAGACCCTTTAGTCGGGAGATCCAACGGTGGCGTCATGTAGGGGGCGGTACGGACGGGGACGGCAACGTCATAGGGATGCCGTGGCCCTTAGTCCGTGCAAGGATGATTGATAGCCTGTGCCAACGGTATAGCTGTCTACCGTCGCAACTGATGGCAGAGGATGCCGACCTTATATTTGGCATCCAGAGTATCCTGGCCCTGGCTAAAGATGACGCTCCCCGCAGCCAGACACCAGACATGGAAGAACAACTAGCAAATCTATCCAGGTTACAGTATGGCTAACGAAGTAGTAATAAACGTCACCGCAGATACCAGCAGGGCCAAGGCTGGTCTTGCTGGCATTGCCGACAAAATGAAGTCGGTGGGTAGAGCCGCCACAGTTGCTGGTGGACTCATCACTGGGCTGGGTGTTGCGAGCATTACCCAGTTTGCCAAGATGGGCGACGAAGTCCACAAGATGGCCCTGCGTACAGGGTTCTCCACCGAGGCATTATCTGGCCTGAGAGTTGCAGCCGAGTTGTCTGGAACCAGTTTACAGGGGCTAGAAACAGGCATCAGCAGGATGCAGCGGACAATTCTTGACGCAAAGGACGGGACATTAACAGCGGTAGAGGCTCTGGGTCGCATGGGGGTTACCGTCGATGAGCTTGCAGGCAAGAGCCAAGAAGATATATTCAAGACTCTGCTGATGGGGCTTGCTGATATAGAGGATGACGGGGACAGGGCCGCAACTGCAATGGAGGTTTTTGGTCGAGCAGGTACTGGCTTGCTCCCGATGCTCACAGAGGGTGCCGCGGGCTTCGCAGAACTAACGAGCAAAGCCGCAGAGATGGGGGTGGAGTTTGACCAAGTAGCAGCCGATAAAGCTGCACAATTATCCGATTCATTTACCACCCTCAAGGGCAGCTTGCAGGGCGTGATGCTGGCTATTGCCGAGCAACTCGCACCAGTGATAACGGATGTAGCCGAGAAGATGGGCACGGCTATTAGCAAGATTTCTGAGTGGACAGACGCCAACCCTGGTCTAACCAGGGTCATCGTTCTGGTAACCGCAGCCGTTGGTGCACTCCTATTGGTACTGGGGCCGTTAATGATGATGCTCCCTGGGCTAATTGCGATTGCCCCTGCGGTGGGCCTCGCTTTCCATGCGATGTTAGGGCCATTCGGCCTCATCACCCTAGCGATTACGGGGCTGATTGCTCTGGTGGCTGGGCTAGTCGTTGCGTGGCAGCGAGATTTCGGGGGCATAAGGGACATCACCGCCAGCATCCTGCAAAGCCTATTGGATGGATTCATCTCTTTCATGCGGCAGTTTGCCCTGCCGATGGACTTCCTTATCAATACATTCAACGACCTGATGGGCAAGTCTATCCCGTCTTTGAGCGATGCCCTAGATACCCTGGGCGATGTGGTCATAGATTTTGGTGGCACGTTTGAGCGAGTGATGACCGTCGCCGAACACGAAGCAGAGAGATTTAAAAACAGGTTTGATGATGTTGGTGATTCTGTCGTGGTTGTTGCAGCGAAAGTCGACAAGGTGCTTGTTCCTGCACTGGAAGGTATCGCTGATATTGCCACAATTGACCCGTACCTGGACTACTTTTGGCAGCTGCAGAAACTGGGCCGCCCCATGGAAGAAATGAACGCCAAGGCGCAGCAATTAGTCGACCTGTATGGAATTTCTATGCCTCAGGCCCTCAACGACCTTGCAACGGTTGGGCTGCGGGAACTAGATCGTGCGTATGATAAATCCGTGGCAAATATGATGGTAGGAATGGAGGGGTTGGCAGTCGCAAGTGGTGCCCCCGCCGATTTCGGGGGAGGCGCAGGGCGTGGGGGAGGTGCGGGGCGTGGATTTGGTGGAGGAGGTGGAGGAATGCCGCCGTCGTTCTTTGGGGAGGAGACGGCATGGTCTATTGGGATGGCAGCAATGGCGCGTGGGGAGAATCCCAAAATAGCAGTACAGCTTTGGCTCAACGGTAAGGCGTTAGGTAGTAGTATGGGTGAGGACGTAAGGCTCGAAGAGGAATTTTTCGAGGGTACTTAAGCAGTAGAAATAATGGCTTGGACAATACAACTCCTCAATGACGACATAACGCTGAACCTGAATGACGGGTCGGCATACTCTGCCCGTCCTGGGTTCCTGGCCCCTCCTCCTCCTGTGAGGGTAGCTCAGGGGGGGGCAAACCTATTTAGGCATGGCTCAGATATTAGGGAGCGGGTGTACGCCAATCGGAGCGTCACGGTCACTCTCCGAATCCACGGCACCAGCCAGGATAACCTCATTGCCAACATCCTCGCCCTTAACGACCTGCTGGAACGTGCAGCGGAGTTTACGACCACGGGCCTTGGTTCCCAGGTCAAGCTGCGACGTAAATGGGAGGGTGCGACTAATCAGGTAGACTTCCATGTCCTGACGGGAACGCTAGCTCTGGGCGATGAGTTCAGCCCTGTACATTCCCAGAACACCTCGTTCCCCAATGCTGTCCTCCGATTAACCTGTGAGCCGTTTGCCTACGGTGCAGAGGAGACAATCGAGAACTATGTCGCTGACCCAGGGTTCGAAATATTAGGCACGGCTCTCACTGACTGGACGCAGAACCATACAGGGTCTGGAACGAGTGCTAGCGATACCAGTGTTGCGAAGGATGGTAAGGCATCGCTCAAGTTAGTGATGACCTCCTCATCCTCTGGGCAGGTCATAGAGCGGTACCAAGTTCTGGCGGATGTGGATGCTGCCGAGGTGTGGTCGTTCCAGTGTTGGGTGCGAGTGGATGCGTTAAGCGACTGTAAAGTGGTCATGGGGCTTGATTACAACACTGGGACAGATGTAGAGGTTAGCAGCACAACCGTTTCGTCTGAATTTGTGAAACTAACTGCCAACAACAATACCGTGCCAGGGAGTGTCACCCAGGTAACTCTACGGATACGCCTTGAGGCAACGGATGCATCTGCCACAGGCACGGTCTACATTGACAATGTGATAGCGGTACTGGCTTCAGCCGTTCCAGTGGCATGGGTTAGCAGTCACAGCACAGCTAACCATTACGTCGATGGCACTGGAGACTCACAGGCTACGACCAACTATATAGATATACACGATGTACCTGGAGACATCCCTGCATTGCTCCAGGTCAAGATAACAGAGTTGTCTGGTAGTCATGATGAGTTCTGGGCAGGGGCACGACATGCAGGGCGGCAGTATGATGGGAGTATCATTCTGGAGGCTGTTTCATCTGGGCATTCTGCTACTAATACTCCGTCTGGTTTTACTGCCACTCTCTCAAACGTCTCCGACGCTGTATATAGTGATGGCACTGCAAGGAGAATGGACTTGGAGCGTACTACAGCAGGGACTGCTACGCTGGCAGTTGGTTCTTATTCCAAGCATACCTTCACGATAAGCAGTCCTCCTACTGGACAATTCAGAGTGCTGGTTTCTGCTCAAGCGTTCAATGGGGTAGGTGCTAGCGGAACGTATACGTTCGATGCCAATAAATTTTCGTGGGGACTGAATTATAGCTATGGGGATTTTGACCTGTTGGATACTACATCTCCAGATGCTACATCATTCGTGGCGTTGCCATCGGAGACACTTGGTGTCAGTTCTAGTAGTGCCTTTAATCTGTTAGACCTCGGCACTATAACGATACCCCCAATAGGGACGCCCGATAACCAGACGGCAGCGAGTCTTGTGTTGATTATCCACCAGTATTTCAATACCGCCCAGCAAATCTCTTATCAGCAGGAGATTCAAATGCTCACCGACTTCGTGATGCTCATGCCCGTAGACTACGGGGCCAATTATGTATCCAAGCCAGATGCTACGGATGTAATCCTGCTGGATTCCATGAGCGATACCAAGGGTTTGTATTTGCTTGATACGTCCGACGTTGTGCAATCGTTTCCCAGCAATCAGCTAGGCAGGAGTCCAGAGGCCCACCCCGATGGCACAAGGATATATATGCTGGCCCAGAATGGCACATATACCAAAACGGATACGTTCACTGTATCCGTAACCTACCGCCCACGATTCCTCCATGTGATGGGAGCATAAATGCCCCTACGACCACGGCTACAGATAAGGTTGTTTGACAACGACCTGTCCTCGCCGACTCTAATTGATGAGCTAACGGATAGGGTCGGGGCATTGAGGTTTAGCACGGCTCTCAATGGGGGTTTTAAGGGCTGTACATTCACGCTCCCCACCACAATCGGACAGGCATGGCTATGGCTCTCACGGGAAGGGAAACGAGGATACCACTTCAACCGTATTGCCATCCATGAGGAACAGACCCTCGTTTGGGAGGGGCGTATCCTGCAGGTGGAACTGCTAGTACAGTCAGGGGAGCAGAGCATTCGGGTCACAGCTATGGGCTATTGGACGGCGTGTCGTGACCAGTTCTACACAGCCACGGGAAACACCGACTGGTCATCTGGTGGAGCGCATACGATTGATGACATTATAAAGGAGATGTTGACCGAAGAGTGTCCCGATATAAACTCAGACCAGACAAATATCCCAGCCACAACCCGTGATGTAGTTGGGTTAGACCTAACGGTCAAAGAGTATCCACAAAAGAGAATCAACGAGCTAACAAACCTCTCGGACAGCGACGGGTCGGTATGGTTCTTTGCCATTTGGGATAACCGCATCCCCTATCTGACCGCACGGGACGCCACTGTCATAGACTGGTATGTATGGCTGGCTGACCTTGGAGACCTCACCCTACAACAGTCTGCGCTGGATCTCCGCAATGCCGTCCTCCCATATATCAGCACCACCGAGGGGACAACGCAGACCGATGCGACGAGTCTGCTGCTATACCCAAGGCGTGAGGAGAAGCTGACTGTACCAACAGGGACGAACGCTAACACCCAGGCCGATGCAGCATCAGGACGGGCCAGCGAACAGGCGTTGCCCAGACAAGCCCAATCCTTTGATGTTACTGGACGCATCTATAGAACCACAGGAGCCAGCGGTGGTAGGCTGGAGGAATCCCAGAAGTGGCGAGTACGGGCTGGGGATGTCATACGCATCCAAGACCTAGTCCCGACCACAGCTGCAACACCTAGCCTGGATGATGTCCGAACCTTTTTTATAATGGAAACCGACTACAGCGCACAGACTGACACGCTGGTTCTACAGCCAGACCGTAGGGCTCGTAGTCTGAACAATATGGTGGCGAAGCTACGAGCATAGAGAGGCGATTATGTTGCAGATATTACTGAGATTCCTACCAGCGGATAAACGGGCCATGATAGAATTGGCGATGCGGATGGTGAGCAAGCTGGACACCGCCGCTGAGCGGAAGGCCGTTGCGGAGTGGGGCATACGGGCGTTTTCTGACGGCAAGATTAGTGTCCCAGAATGGGGCGAACTCGGTGGGAAGCTGGGCATTTTGACAGGCCCAAAGAGGAATGGTAATGATAGGTAAGGTGGAAGCATGAGAGACGCCATTGCCAGTTTCATCATCGCTATGGGGGATGCCACTAAAGACCTCGTATCCCGTATCAGGCCCAACATCCTTGTTGCGATGTCGATTGTCGGAATACTCGGCATCGGTATTGCGAGGATAGGTCTAGCGATGGACAATGGAGAGTTGGTATCAGCGGCTGGCGTGGGTTCAATCGTGGCGATAGCTAATTTAGCAGGCAAGATCCTTGAGCGGGAATAGTGGCTGACCAACCAGATACGCCTGATGAAGAGCCTCGTAAGAAGAGCGGGGCTGTCACCCTCACGGGGCGGGAGTTAATTGTTCTCATCATCTTTTGTCCGACCGTGTTTGTTTGGCTCTTCCTGGCAGCAAGGATTATCATCTCAGCAACTACAAGCGCAACCACGTTGGACAATATCGAAGGATTGTTAACGGCCCTCGCAGTATTGACGATACCCGTTTCAGGAGGGCTGATGAAGATATTCGAGGGCTGGGGGAATGGTGGGAAGAAAGATGAATAAGCTTAAAAGCTGGTGGAGAACTCCCCAGGTAACTATCAGGGGCCGTGCGTTCCTTTTACCCCTACCGACGAGCTTCCCCCATATAGCTCTGCCCCGCTTTGGCATGAAGCTCCCTGCCATAGGTGGGATAAGGCTAGCCAATTCAAAAGTGAAGTGGGTAGTGCTGGGAACGGTGATAATGTCAGCCAGTGTCGTAGGTACTGGGATGTGGTTCGCCATCAAAGATGTCGTTACCTCTAGTTATGATTGGCCCAGGGCAGGTGCATCCTACGCCCTTGGCACCCCCCTTGGCACGATGGGTGAACAGTTGGAGCATTATGAGGACGAGACTCCCAGCCAGACCTTGCAAATTAACCTTGCGGATGGGGTGCGTATCAGCACATTGACCTTTCAGAACCTGGACATGGGACGGACGGGCCTGACGGATTGTGTCGTGGTGCAGCGTGGTGCTGGTACAGGCTACCTATATGTGAATGACATCATAATGACGGGGGTGAGTGCGCCGAGCCTGGACTGGGCTAACTCTGAGATAGGCACACTGACCATTGGTGGGCAGACCGATGGTCATACCTTTGGGGCCACCATTGACAGCACTATTGCCGACCAGGTAATAGTCAGCACCCGTGGCTCTGGCACGTTTGATGCAAGGGACACCAGCGTTGACCGTCTCATCCTGTCATTGGCTGGTAATGCTACCGTCGGGACGCTGTCCTTCACCGACGTTGCTTGCTCGGTTGGGGGCTGGAATATAGACTATGTTAAGGCTTCCACCCTGACCCAAGATGCCACTAGTAGATTTGGCACAGGGAGTGGCATTAACTCTGCCGATTACGTTTTACAGTCGACGCTTTCCTATAGGTCAGCCACGGACACCATTGTAGATACGCCCATCAAGGTGCAGTAACCATGTGGCCCTTCAAACGTAACAGGTGGAAGCCCCCAAACGCCCCGCTAACATCCTTAGCCTTTGAAGACCAAGGAACCTGGGAGATGTGGCAGGGGCTGATGGATGTCCGAGAGAGGGTGGGCCGCATTGAGGGTGGGCTGATGCTGCTCATCCCCCTGGTGCTAGCAATATTAGGGCTACTGATTGCAATCGGGACGGGGTAAACCACTACCGAGGGTGCCAGATTGGCGTGGTGACCCCTTTACGAGCCAAACAGGGGCAGTCCACGGGGGCGTTGGTGGGCATTGGCGGTGTTATAACGGCGTCCAGGGGCCAGCGTAGGGCGCAACAATAACAGGAAGTACCGCTGGCCCCACTTATCATGCCCCAGGTCATCCCCTGCGGCCTGTGGCATTGTTATGCTAGTCTAGCCATGCTAGACTGGTCATAGCGCATATAGGTGGCCTCCTAGTATGCGCATACTTGGGATAGGGAGTCTGATTTGAGAGAGTCAGGCTCCCTATTTTTTTGTCCATTTTCACCCCTGTTCCCAGGCCACCCATAGTAAGAGATAGGGCATAGACCCATGGGAGACATTTGTACAATTGGGAGCAGTTTCTAAAATCAAACAAAATAGCCCACATAAACCCTTGACAAGTGTTGACCACTACTATATACTCCTATTGTACAGAGTAACAGGAGGCAAACAAACAACGACAAACCAAACAAACATAGAAGAACAGACGAGGGAAGTGGTTCCACCCTCAACAAAGACCCCGAGGCTGATAAACACAGCCGCCACAAAGCGGCAGCCGAGGCCAAGCGGAGAGCCTGATTCCCAGCGCAAGCGACATCAGGAAACAGCGAGGAGAGAAGGGGTTGGTGAGGACAGGGAACCAGCAATTCCCTGTAAGCCCCGAGGCTGGTTCCAAGGCCAGTCAAACCAACAGGGCTGGAGGCCACGATGAGAACAATAAGAAAGATGCCCAACGGGAGACTGAGTCTTGCAGAGTGCAGGTTCCTGTACCAAATGACATTCAATGAGGAACTGCCAGACAATATCACATTCATCGAAGCAGCCGAGGCTGCCTTTGAATTCTCAGGGGAGAAGGGATTCTACAAACTTCTCAAGAACATCAGGGACAACAAGATAGTGGAACAATGGGTCAAGGGATAAGGTGAGCCACCGACCCTACGGGGTCGGCGTAACCCCCAGGGCTGGTGGCAAGGCCAGCCCAAATAACAGGGGTAGGAGGCCAAAATGAACATGAGAACCCCAGTCAACACAGGGACACTAAAATCAGCACTGACAAAGATAATCTATAAACTCAAAGAGGAGTTGCGAGAGGAGAAGGCTGAGGTTGAGCGGTTGAAGGCGGAGGTTGCAATCCTTCATCAGTATGTAGCGACATCAGAGCGACTGCGCAGGTCGCTGAGGTCATAAAGGTGAGGAGCAGGGGCTACGGCCCCTGTTAAACCCCTGCACTGGTTCCAAGGCCAGAGCAAAACTTTCAAGGGGTTAGGAGGCCAGAATGAACCAGAACAGCAGCGGAGAAAAGGTATACAGAGTCAGCCTCACGGACGAGCAACTGAACTGGATCGGGTCGGCACTGAGGAGCCAAGCGAAGGCGGGAGGCACTCGCAAGACCAAGACCGCAGCCAAGCTCTCCAAACTGGCAGCGAGGCTGATGGAGCGACACGCTGGGAACCCTAACCTGATGCTGAATGGACAAATCACCGCAACGCTAGAGGAGGCCAACTAAAGACGCAGGAGGGGCCAGGGGGTTCTGCCCCCTGGTGTAACTGCCCAGGCCAGAAGTCCCAAGGACTGGTCAAACTCAGGAGCAGATTAAGGAGGCCACATGGCAGAGATAACGGATAAAGAGGAGGGCATGGTGGGACGACGACACGATTGGTGGATGGCACGGATAGGCAAGACCATGACGACGTATAGGGGGCATCTGATAGTCCGCTGTAACTGGGCGGGGGGACAGCATGGAGGCGAGTGGTACGTCCAGACTCGCCACAGCCCCACAGGGATGGCGTGGTCGGATGAGGAGTGTCCGCATTTCGATTCCATAGCTGGGGCCAAGGATTATATCAAGGAAGGGGTTAGAGATAAATGGCAATAACAGATGTGCAGGTCAGTTTGGTAGGTGAGGATGGGAACGCCTTCACCATCCTGAGCAGGGTGACGAAGGCGTTGAAACGGGCAGGGCATGGGGACTTAGTGGATGAATTTATGGAGGAAGCCACAAGCGGAGACTATAACCACCTGCTCCAAACAGTTTTGGAATATGTAGAGACAGACGATGAGGAGAGTGAATAATGCCAGCAGGAATAACAGCAACAGACGGGATGATGTACACGGGAGCAACCCCTTGGCACGGGCTTGGAGTTAAGCTGGATAATCCAGCAACGGCAGCAGAGGCCATCGCTGCTGCGGGTCTGAATTGGACGGTCACGAAGAAGCCCGTGTACGTTCGGAATGTCCATGGTGGATTTCAGGAGGTAGCTGGCAAGGCCGCTATCGTTCGGGAGGATACCCAGGAGGTTTTCACCATCATGGGGATGGGATACGAACCCCTCCAGAACTGGGATGGGTGCGGCTTGCTGGACGGGACTGTCGGGGCAGGGGAGGCCATTTATCACACGGCAGGTTCCCTGTTCGGGGGGCGCAAGATATTCCTACTGGTTAAACTGCCAGAGGATATAGAGGTCATACCTGGGGATGTGGTGCAGCCCTACATTTTACTGTCTAACTCGCATGACGGGAGCCAAGCTGTGCGGATGCAATTGACTCCGATACGGGTGGTGTGCGCCAACACCCTCTCCGCAGCCCTACGGGGTGGGGGTGGCTTTTATGCCAAACACACGAAGAATGTCCTAACGAGGG